ATATGCGATTACTTATAACAAAATAATAATTTCTGCTGCAAAACAACTTAAACAGATAAATATTGCCCAGGCAAAAGCAGGCGAAGCAGTAATAGTAGCTCCACAAACAAGAAAAAGACTGAGAGCAATAATTAAACAGGCAAAAGATAGTTTAAATACCTGGTCAAAAGCATCTGCAAAAAATTTTAAAGGTCAATTGCAAGGTGTGGCTTTACTTCAGCGTGATTTTATTGTAGATGAACTTAAAAAAGTAACTGCTTCGGGTAATATTCCAATTAATAGTGTTGCTATAAGTCCAAAATATGCAGAATCAGTAATTTATACAGATCCTACGCAAGTTAATATTTTTACCAGTTCTAAGTTCACTGAAGATGATTTTATAAATTTTGGTTCAGGTAAATTTGAATTAACTGCGAGACAAGGTGCTGCAATTACTTTGCCGAATGGAGATACTGTAGAAAAAGCATTTAGAGGAATAGCAGTTAGTCAACAGCAAAAACTAGCTTTAGCTATAAGGTCTGGTGTATTTTCTGGTCAAACAACTCAACAGATAGCAAGAAGATTAGTTGGAAAACTAGAATTTGAATCAGCTCGTAGTATGGGTAAACAGACAGTAAAACGTTTAGCTAGTCGTGGCGGTGAAAGTATTAAATTAGCAAACTATCAGGTACAGACTATAGTTAGAACTTCTATAAATCAAGTTAGAAACGAAGCTAGTCAGGCTGTCTATGCTGCTAATAAAAAAGTAGCTCCTAAATATGAATATGTAGCTACATTAGATTCTAGAACAAGTCCTATCTGTCAAAGATTAGATGGTAGAGAATTTGCATATAACAAAGGTCCAACTCCACCGCAGCATTTTAATTGCAGATCTACAACAGTTCCAGTAGTAGATTTTAAAAATTTAAAGAAAAAATATCCTGGACTAGAAGAACCACCAGAAACTTTTTTAGATACCCGCCCAAGTATTACAGGCAGAGTTCCGCAAAATCAGGCTTATGGTGATTGGCTTTTGAATCAAGATGAAGAATTACAGATTAAAACACTTGGAAGTTTAGACCGCGTACGTTTTTTTAGACGATTAGCAAGAAAAAAAGGTAGTTCTGGTCAGACTGCTATTAGACAGTTAATTAGAAATGATGGAACTGAACTATCTTTAGAACAATTAGAAAAAAAATATGGAAAATTACGTAAACCTAAACTTACTGCAGAATCAATTATAGAAAAATTAAAAGATGTTCCACCTGTTCCAAAAGAAAAACCATTTACTTCTATAGCTACAGGAGTTTTTGATACTAAAAAAACTGCAGAATATACAGCTAAGTTCGGCGGTACTGAAAAAATGATTTCAGATTCATTGACAAGTTTAGAAAGTGTTGGTGGTTTAACTGCAGAAAATAGCAAAAAAATGCGTGAATTTTTGAAAAAAACTAAACAAATTAATAATTTTGCTATGCGTGATGAAAGGTGGAATGTAAACCAGATTGGAAGATATTCGAAAAAAGCTATTAAAGACCAATTAAAAACTACAGAAAAAGCTTTTGATGTTTTCCAAACTGCTGCAGATAATAGAGAACAGGCAGAATATTTTTCAGCTGTTAAAGATGCTATTAAACAGGGCGAAGGTAAAAATTTTGAAAGAGTAATGAGAAATATGTTAAAACCCTGCGGTAAAGGTTACTCAGGCTATACAACTACAACAAGTTCTGTAGTAAATACAAAATTATATGAAGTAGCTAAACCTTTGAATAAAACCGATATTAAAAACTTTATAAAACAGAAAAAAGCAATTTTAAATGAAGATTTACGAGATAAATCTAGATATGTTTTTAGAAATGTAGAAGTTCCAAGCACTACATCTATACATGACCGAGATGTTTCATGGTTTTCTACTATGGTTCACGAAATAGGTCATCAGGTACATTTTAAAGGCTCAGGTGCTGGTGCTTTTACAGAGTGGACTAGAGGCGATTTGAAATTTGTAAGTACCTATGCTAAAAAAAATAGATTTGAACAGTTTGCTGAAGCTTTTACTATGTATATTTTTGACCCAGAAGGATTGCAGACAAAAGCACCTTCACTGTATAAATGGGTTGATGATAATTTAAATTCTGCATTAAAACTTTTATGAATTACGAAGAAGCAGTAGAACTAACAAATGGTTTTCCTAGAGATAGAACTGTTCCAGGCAAATTAGCAAAAGCTATAGAAGAAAGTACTGGTAAAGAAAAAGAATTATTAGGCGAATTAGTAGAAGGTTTAATTATTAGCTGTAAAAATTTTAGTGATTATGATCTTGTCTATAAATATTTTGAATAGCTTTATTTCGCTTTATATGGCTTTCTTTTAAATAACTGACTAATACGCCATAAAATTAATTTAAAGCCCTTATGACGTTTTCTAACAGCCATACAGGCAACAACTGCTTCTAATTCTACTAACCTACCTAAAACAGATGCTAGAAATACATCTTGTTTCATTTGATGTCTAACTAAATGAGTGCAATATCTTTTTATATTATCTATATCATCACTTTCCATAATATCTCTACAGCGCATTTCTACTGATAGTTCTAGCTCTACAGGCGGTTCTTCTATTTCTATATTTAGAAATTTTTTAATCATTTTTAAGGAAATAATTGTTTTTCTAAAATATCTACAGCTCTATCATCAAGAGTATTTGAGGTCTGCTTACAGATAGCACGTAAAAGATCAACAACAAGACGTTTAACTGTAGTTGTTGTAAGAAAGGTTAGTAATATGGGTTTTAGAATTTTAATCATAATTAATTGTGTTACTTTCCAAACATAGCTACATTGTTAATATTAAACAAGAGTATTAAATTTTTATGGACGATCAAGAACCTAGTAAAGTCGAAACCATTGTTAAAGTTTGTGTCTTGCTATGGTCTGCAACACTACTTAGTCTTTCATATTATGAACCGCCATCTGGCAAAAAAATAGTAGATTTTGATCCAACTTTTATTGCAAGTATTTTTAGTGCTTCCACTGCGTCACTAGGTTTTCAGATAAAAAAGAAAAAAGATAATATAGTAGATAATAAGAACAGTAAAACAACAGTCAAATGAAAAAGCTATTACCATTATTACTTCTTGCATCTGCACCAACCTATGCTGATATAACACACAGCATAACGTCTAGTATAAAGCTTGAAGTTAGTACAGCAGCTACTACAGCAGATAAGATCGGATCATCTTATTCAGTAAGTGGATCTGGTGTAACAACAGAAGATGCAAGTTCAAATGCTGGTGTTGTTGGAGGTTTTGGTGATCTGACGAATGGCGTACCAGCTTTTACATCAATTACTGCAACTCAGGCCACCAATGGTGAAGCGTTCAGTTTTTCTCAAACCCTTTTAGAAGGTGACGTAACTCCTACATCTGCTGTCACTACAGGTGAAGTTGCAAACTTTTCTGACTTAACATCAACGGCTGCTGGTTCTGCTACTGGCTTAGAAGGTACTATTGATAATCATGCAATATCTCTTACAGCAGGTGGTACAGGTACAACAGCCACAGGACAATTTGTTACCACGTTAACTGTGGACTAAAGCCATGAAAAGGCTTTTATTTTTATCATTACTGTATGTCTTACCAGCTAATGCAAATATTGTTCCTTCATTCACAACAGGGAATATGTCGAGTACAACCAATACAACCACTACAATTACTGAAACTATTACAAGTAAAGACTATAAAACTGGCTACGAATATACTGTTACTGGAACAGGAATTGATTATACAGGTGGTGATATGGCTCCAGCAGCAGTCGAAACTACTGGTACTGTTGGAGGTGTAAGTTATACATGGACAGGAGCAGATATGACAACAAAACCAACTTGGAATTTAGTAAATCCAACATCAGGAAATGCTTTTCAATTTACAGAAACTTATTCTGGGCCTGGTTTGCAGAACGTGACTTCAATAACAAGAGATATAACAACAGAATCCGTTACTTCTACTACCTCTGTATTCTCTCAGTAATACTAAGTCCTGTTAAGGTTTTAGCTAATGCAGTAAGTCAAAGCAATAGTGGATCTGTAACGAACCAAAACTGGAATGTAAATAATGGATCTTTTCATACAAATCAGTATGGAGGCAATATTGTCTGTCAGGGAGCAATGATGACTATAACGCCATTTACTACCTTTAATTCAAATTATCGAAAACCATTTGAGCATTATTATGAAACTCCTGTTTACGATCCAACAGACTTGGTAGGAGATTTTGATGATGATGGTTCACCCATCGGAGACGGAGTACCAGATAATCCTGGGGTCGTACTCTATAACCAACAAAACTATTCTGGTACGAATAAAGATAGCTTTGCAATAGGTACAGGGATTACTATGAACTTTTCTATCCCACTAGACAGACAACTTGGTAAACAATGTAAAGACGCAGCACAGACTCAGATTAATATACAAAAGCAAAGACTAAAAAACCTTGAACTAGACTGGCATATAAGTCGTTTGAAGCATTGTGGAGAGAAAAAGATCGCTGGAATACAGTTTGCAAAGTCCAGTCCTTATTATGATTTATGCAAAGATATAGAGATCGTTCCAAAAAAAGGTCAAGTATTACCGCACAAGCATGAAATAAAGCAGAAGTAGAAGGGTATCTTAAAGTGTCTTACGTTTTAAAACCTTCTACTTCCAAAGTCCTACGAAAGACTCAATTTTATTTTAGTTTATCTTTCTTCTTTGTCAGCTTTTTAATTATATTTTTTACTAAAGGTTTGATGACATTAATAAGAAGTGGAGTAGTAGCAGCGACCAAAGCAATACCAGCAGCAGTAGTAGAATCTTTAAGTGAAGGAAGGTATTTTTCGATAAATTTTGTGTCCTCATAAATCGTTATACATTCCTTATTCTCTATTTTATGACCAGAAACGATTTGTAACTTTTTAGAATTTCTGAAATCGCCAATCATTTGATCTTTAGATGGGTCTGGGCATTTAATAAAAAATTCTTTATCTTTTTTTTCAGGTAGTTTTGGTTTTTTAGTCTCAGGTTGTACTGTTTCATTTTCTGCTGTTTTGCTT